AATTTACACAGGATGCTTGGTTATCTAGTAAAAGAGATGATTTCAATAAGATTATCAATGCTGATAAGGTGTTTCAAATACTATACAGCCAAGGCAAAATTAAACTATCTAATACATTTATTGAAGAAACTATAAAAATAGTTAAGGCTGATAATGCAGAAAAAATTAGTAAAATGAATATTTTTGACGCAAAGGAGTATTCAATGAAATGTAGAGATGATTTCTTTATTGAACAACAATGTAAAAAACTAGCACTTGTCAGATACTTTGAAAATATACCAAATTAGATATAGCCATTATGGAACTACCAAATGGTGCTATACAACTAACTTTTTAGATTACTATCCTAGTTATGTGGAAGCTCAACAAGCCAAAAATCGTATCGACTTCAAAAAAGAATTTTACGAAAAAATGCAACAAATGCTTGAAAGTCAAAAATTATTATGAATTTTACATAAATAGAGAAAAACCTGATGGCAGAGTAATAAATTGTATAGAGTGTACAATTAAGAAAAACAAAGGGTATCAATGTAAAATTAAACAAGGTACTATACCTGCATTCTAATGGATATAACTGCAAATGAACTAACACAATGGGCAAAAAAGAACTTAGAATTTATAGGTTACAGGCTTAATCGTGTCAATAACATACCATTTGGCAGAAGGAAAGGTACTATTCAAAAGGGTTGGGCAGACCTGCAAGGATACTCCTCAACAGGTACCTATGTAGCAGTAGAAATCAAAAAAATAGGAGACAAAATAAGTAAGGAACAGAAAGAAAGATTAGATGATATCTATAAATGTGGTGGAATTGTTTACATTTGTACTGAAGTAGACAAAAAAGCAACATTAATTGAATGGTCAAAAATGAAATTCTAACTGAATATTGGGACCTTAAGGAGGTCAATGATGCATTTTCAAAGATGCAACCTGAGGAATTACAATATGACCTGAAGGCAGAAGTTTTTTTAGTTCTTTGTGAGATGGATGAACAAAAATTAATTGGCATGTATGAAAGGAATGAACTAAAATTCTATATTGTACGAACTATGTTAAATATGATAAAAAGCGATAGAAGTAGTTTCTATAAAAATTATCGTAATCATATTGAAATGGATAACAATACAATATCAAAAGAAATGAATAGATTGCACATAGAAACAACTGATATTGTAGACAAACTAGAAAAAAACTTAGAAAATCTACATTGGTACAATAAGGAATTACTAAAGTTATATGCACTTGATTTCAAAAAAAATGCAAAAGAACTAAGTAGAAAAACAGGAATACCTTATATGTCAATAGTTAGAACTTTGCATAAAACCAAAACCGAAATGAAAAAAAACATTAGAAAATGATACAAATAATTTTAACCGCAACATGTGCATCACTATTTATTAACGATATACATAACTTACCCTATAAATGGAAACTCAACTACAAGCCTTTTAATTGTGGAAGTTGCTTGGGTGCGTGGATTGGGGCAGTATTGTATTTCGCACCTCAACTAGTAGTAGATATTGCTAGTTGTTTATTCATTTCAGGATTTCTTGTACCTATCATATCAAAATTAATTTGGAAGTTATGGAGTTAGAACACAAACAATACCTAGAAGCCAATAAGGTTAATTGGGAAATGGTACAAAGTGGCTTTGTAAGAAATCTAGATTTGCCATTACTAAAAATGTATGAACATATCTATAGAAAATATCTTGATGCAAATTTTATTGTAACAATATGGTGTAGTAACTGCGTAATGGAAATGATTACTAGGTTATATAACTACTACGAAGGATTACCAAAAGAAGAACCTGTAAAAAAAACTAGAAAGAAAAATGGCTAACTACATACATCCAACTGCAATTATAGGCGAAAATGTTATCTTAGGCGATAACAATTATATTGGTCCATACTGCGTAATTGGCGAACCTGCTGAACATAAAAAATATTGGAATCAAGAAAAAGGAAAAGTTTATATTGGCAATAACAATATTATTACAGGCTTAGTTACAATAGATGCAGGAACAAAGGATATAACATTTATAGGAAATGATTGTTTTATAATGAAACACGCACATATCGGACACGATTGTTTGATTCAGGATAATGTAACAATAAGTTGCGGTGCTAAAATAGGCGGTCATTCAATTATTAAGGCTAATTCAAATATAGGTTTGAATGCAGTATTACATCAGTTTAGTATAATTAAAGAAGGTTGCATGATAGGGGCAAGTGCGTTTTTTAAAGGAGAATCAGAACCATATACAAAATATGCAGGAGTACCTGCAAGACCAATAGGCAAAAATACACCACGATGAAAGTAGCAGTTATACTATTAACACAAAATAGAATTGATTTAACTACAAAAGTTTGTCAAAAAAATTTTTACAATGCAGGAATAGATGCGGATTGTTATCTAATTGATAATGGAAGCGACCAAGTACCAATTACAATTTATAACTTTCAAGGTATTAACGCAAGTTATGGTAAGAGAGGTATTGCCGAAGGAGTTAATGCAGGAATAAAACTAGTTAAGTCAAAAGGTAACTATGAAGGAGTAGTATTAATGGCAAATGATATATTGATGCCTGACAATTGGTTATCTGATTTTATGTACTATGCAATTAAAATACCAAAAACAGGAATAATTGGAATACATTGCGTAGAAGATTTGCCTCCATTGGTAGATGGCATACATAAAACACATACACCTTTTGGAAACAATTACATATCTATGGAGTTAATTGATACAATAGGAGGATACAATACTGATTACGACCCTTATGGAATGCAAGATAGAGATTACGCAGAAAGAGCAACATTAGCAGGATTTACTAATTACTATATACAAGGCAGGAGTGAACATATTGGGCATGACGTAGGTAATGGAACCGAGTATAGAAGAATGAAAGATGAAAGCCTACAAAGAGCACAGGCAGTTTGGGAAAAGTACCAAATTATATATCATGAAGAAAAAAATCTATACAGACCTATATGAGAATACTAGCTATAACAAGTAAAAATAGTGGGGTAGGTTATCATAGAATAATGATGCCGTTGGTAAATATGCAAAAGGATTATTGCATGATAACTGATAGTTTAAGTGAAGAAATATTTGAAGCTAACTATGATTTAGTTATAATGAATAGAATGCTAGTAGGTATTACTCCTGAACAAATGATTGAATGGAGAAACAAATACAATTTTAAACTTATAGTAGACAATGATGATTATTGGAACTTAGAACCTAGTCATTTACTTGCAGAAAGATATGCCTTAAACGATATACCCTATCAAATTGTATCTTGGATAAAAATTGCAGACCTATGCACTTGCACACATGAAAGGTTAGCTGAGGAAATATATCAATACAATAAAGTAGTAGAAATACTACCCAATGCCATACCTTATGGCGAGGAGCAGTTTCAGGATAACAAAATAGAAAGCGACCTTGTACGTTTATTTTGGTCAGGTTCAGGCACACATGAAAGGGATATTGACATCTTAAGAAACCCAATGAAAAGGGTAAATTTTCCTGTAAGTACAATTATAGCAGGATACAATGAAGGAGAAAAATATGTATGGGATAAAATGATAGGTGCCTTTACTTGTGGACTTAAACTTAATCCTAAGATATACAACTACAATGAGGTAACTAAATATATGGCGGCATACGCAGATAGTGATATTAGCGTTATTCCATTGGTAGATAATAAGTTTAACTCAATGAAATCTAATCTAAAAGTATTAGAAACTGCTAGTAAATACAATCCTGCCATTGTTTCAAATGTTCATCCATACAAGGATATGCCTGTATGCTATGTAGATAGACAAAAGGATTGGTACTATTGGGTGCACCTATTGGTTAATGATGAGGCGGCTAGAATAGATTTTGGGGAAAGGCTATTTGAATATTGCAATAAGAACTTTAACTTGCACGAAGTAAACAAGAAGCGATTTGCTATTTATAATAAATTAATAGGTAATGAAAAAGCATACTAAAGTATATTTTGATTACTTTTGTATAGACCAATGTGATTTCATTCCTTGTGAAATTTGCGGTAACAAAGCAGTAGATATACATCATATTGATGCAAGAGGAATGGGAGGAAGCGATAAAGACCATGTTGAAAATTTGATGGCAGTTTGTAGGTTTTGTCATGAAAAGTTTGGAGATAAAAAGCAGTTTAAACAATATTTAAAGGACATACATATTAAAGTTTTAAATGGCAAAAGTAAAAAGTGATTCCAAAAAGATTAACTTTGGGAAACGAAAGTGCGGCAAAGCACAAAAAACACATAACAAACATGACAAAAAAGAACGAAACTACCGAGGTC